TCTACTAAATAAAAAAAGCCCATTTTTAGAGTGTTTCTAAAAATAGACTTTTTAAAAGCGGTTTTTAATTATTTTTATCTTATAATTCCTGTTATAATTCCATTAGTTACTTCCAACCAAGCTTCTTCTGTTCCTTGCCATCGCCCCCATATATCCTTTATTTGAGCTACTGCTTTGAATCTTCCATTCCAACCCTTTTTCCCAAGCACACGAACATCTCCTTGTATAATATCCAAAGCGATATTTTGCCTTTGGTTATTCTTAGCCTCTAACTGCAAGGCTACATTTTCATCGTTCGTAAGAGGTATTTTAGGAGTTCTATTGTGTTCTATTTTCATGGCAGCTCCTACATTTTTAGGGTCTGATGAAACCGCGGAAGTTCTTCCTATTGAAACCTTCTTATAACCCGTTCCTTCTATCAAATCATCATCATAATTTTGGGTTATTCCAAACATTTCATCACTTAGATACATATCTTTCTTGCCTCTTTCTCCTGCGAGAAGCCATCCATTAGTTATTTTAATCTCGCCTATCTTCCCCTCTCGAGCATCTATTTTACCTGAAATATCCGCATCTGTCGCAATCATCTTACCATTATCCAAAACCCTAAAAGGCGCATTGTCTTTGTTTTTATAACCAGTACCAGCACCAAACCTTACACTCTCTCCTCCTTTGTCAGTAACCCCTGAAATAAAAGCATTCTGATTTTCTTTATCATCCCCAACAGAAATAATATTAGAAGAAATAAGACCGCCCTTAATAGATGTAAAATTGTCCGTTTTTTTCTTAATACCCCCTATATCTGCATTTACATGCTCCCCTGCTTTTACAGCAATTTCTTCTACATTTATAAGGGTAGATTTGATTTTTCCACCCTCTATAATAGTATTCCCCAGCATTCCTTTCTCTACATTGGAAGTAGTTGTCCCATCAGGCATTACAAATGTAATCTTCCCTGAAATCTCCCCTGTATCCAAGTCTAAATAAGTCTGCCCATTTAAGGATTTTATTCTTCCTGCTGTGATTTGTCCTCCGTGCATCGTTACATTGCCATACATCGCCTCTGCTTCTCTCTTTCCTCCATTTGGTGTGTAAAGAAGATAACAAAGGAAATAGTAATAATCAGGCAACTCATCAAACTTGATTTTGTCTGTTGTAATATGCCAACTTCCTGATGTTCCGTTTTTCTCTACTTTCGCATAAACATAATACACTATATCCAGCAAATTCTGCTGCTCTAATGGTAAAAGCTCCCAAACCTTAATATCCTCTGCAATAGAGAAATGAACCAATCTTCCTCCACTAATCGATACATTGGCTGGCACTCCATTTACATTTGGATTTAAAACCACATCTTCCAGCACAAAATTCTGACTTCTTGCTCCTACGCTTAACATATTGGTATCAATAGAATGTGGTTTGATATGGTCAGGGTCAAAGTGTCCATCAGTATCGAAAATACTATCTTTCAACTCCAAAATGTTTTTGTAGCCGTTTTTATAGTTTTCCCTAATAACCTGTGTTTGAGATTTTACCACCTTTTTTGTGTCTTTAATATCATTTAGAACACTCGCTGTAAAACTCACTTCATAAGTGTCAGCAATCTCCAGAGTATAACTAAAACGATTTAGCAAATCCCTTGTCATACTGATAATACGGCTTGTTTTATCAATCTTTAAAGGATTATCTACCACACGGATATAATCTCCAATCTCAAAGAAAACAGTACTTTCATTCCCTTTCTTTTTCAAAAACATAGGGTCTATTGCGATGCTGTATTTCGTGTTGTTTTGAGAGAGTTTAGCATATTCGTTTTTACCTGCTTCCAAAAGCTTCTGCTCTGCCCTTGTGATATACATTTCAGGCATTACAATGTCCGTAATAGTAAACTCATCTCCTACTTCAAAACTGAAAATAGTATTGTTGTCAGGGAATTTTTGCCCTCTTTCATCTGTAAATTGTTTTACCTTAAAGCATTTCGTGGCGTGGTTGTACCCTGTAAGTGCAAGAAGTTCAAAATCATATCCTGCTAAATTCCCTTTGTTGAAATGTAGTTTTGCTGGTGTCCCTGCTATCAGATATTTAGTGTTTCCCTCTGTGTCTTTCTCCATAAGGTCAAAATCCATATTAGAAACAAAGATTTCTTGTGTTTTTGATGCTTCATCAAATCTTCCAATCCCTGAAACTATCCCTTTGAAAGTTGGTTTAATATCCTCAAAGACCTTAACCGCCTCTTTCATCCCAAAGAGTTTTACTTTCTCATCATCTTGCAGGTAATCCCCCTGTGCTTGAGGCATTCTTAATTTTTCAGAATAATCCCTGTATTTAGATGGAATATTGTCTGAACTCCCATACACATAAAGCCTTGTAACTACATCATCAGCCACATTATCCCTATTGATAGAGTAAAGACCATTACCCTTACCATACTCAAAAACAAAATCTTTGGTATTTCCTATTTTCTTAATGTTAAGGGTCTTTGCTCCAGTATTTACATCTTCTTTGATTTCAAACTCAGTGTCAAACTCCTTGCAAATCTTTTGCAGCACAGCAAGACAATTTTCATTAGAAAAAGTAAGTGTTTTTGCATCCATGTTTTTAGGGTAGTCTCCCAAAATCCAAGTGCCATTTTCCACAGAATTGATATTGTTAATCAACACTTTAAGGAAAATATCTATTTCGCCTGTCAATGGGAAATCCGCAGAGGTCTGAAAACCTGTTTTATCAAGGTTAAAATAAATCTTCTTACGCAAAAGATACTGTGCCCCCTCAAAAGTCAAATTATAGGAATATAAACCTTGTTCTTTAACAACCTTTGGCATTGAATTGAGATAGAAAAAACGACCGCTATATTCTATCTTATCACCTATATAAAAGTCCAAAGGAGATTTGCTTTCTACCTTGATGTCTATCACATCTTCTGAAAGCAGCACCTGCTTATGTTGAGAACTGGTAACCCTCCTAATAGGCTTTCTGTTATTTAAATTCAGCGTTCCTGTTCTTTGTATTACAATCATGGTTATTGGTTTTTATGTCTATTTCAATAAAGCTTTTATATACACTTTCACTGGGTCTCCTATTTCTTCCGCCTTTAATGGAATACCTTTTCTACCTGTAATGGTAGTTATCACTTTCAAACCTTTTATTTGGGTAACTGTACCGCTACGCTGAATAAGTCTAAACTCCAATATTTCAGCAAAACTTTCTATTCTTGGGAGCTTGTAGATTACTCGGTCATTAGCACCATTCGTTTCTGCTACAACTTCCAAATCATGTGTCCAAGGCAATACAGTATCTACCATAGTATCAGAAATTCCAAGGTTGTATTCAGAAATATGTGGTGTCCAATCCGTTGCTTTTGTTCCTTTTTCTAGCTTGAAATTTCTAATGTCTACAGCTACCCCTTGAACATCAGAAGTAAACGCTCCCATCCACGAGCTATCCAAATTAAAGGCTTCCTGTTTTATCCTAGTCCAAACATTCGGAGGAATACTCTGTCCCCAAATTGTAACATTTCCTGTGTGGGAATGCCTAAAATCCATACTTCTAGAGTGAGTTCCTGCAACTATACCCTCCATTTTAAAACCATATACTCCGACAACTTGATGAGATACAGGAGTATACCTCACAAAACTTCCTGTAGCATCACTCATAACAGCAGAAGTTCCTGTGTTTTCACTTGGAGAGGGGTTGTTAGGTGAAAGTAATGGAAGAGCCGTATTTTTAAAAAGATTAGCTCCACCTATAACCATATTACCTGAAGGAGCAGGTGTATTCCCTTTTGGTAGTGCTTTTAGTTTTTCATCTATTTGTGTTTTAGTGTAATAATCCGATGCCTCCAATTTTCCCACTGTCCCAAATTCCAGCATTTTGCTGGTTACATATTCTGCAATTAGCCTGTGCCCTCTTTTATTTGGATGCAAACCATCATAAAAATAGATTTCATGGTTATATTTAGTTATACCTACTTCCCTCATATCTATCCACTTGATACCATACATCTTTGCTATATCAATAATCCTTTCAGCAAGTTTATCAGAATCTTTATTTTGGTCATCTGTAGACCCATCATGGAAAGACCGAAGTGGAGTCATCAATATGATTTGTGACTTTTTATAATAAGGAAGCATATTCTCTAATGCTAACTGATAAGCTTCTGTGAACTTTTTAAGGTTTGGATTGTTTACATTAGTAATATCCCCAAGAGAAGTTTTATCTTTAATTTCCCCCAAAGGAACACCAGTAGTAGGCACATTCAGTGCACGCTGGTCATTTGCGCCCATGAAGATGAATATAAAGTCACTATCTTGAGCTACCACTTTTGTTCTGGAAAAAGCAAAGGCGTCGCCATCTATTCCTGTAACTCTAGAACCAGCCCTACCATCAAGCGTTGCTTTTACTCCACCTGTAAGACTTAAAAGCTGTGCAGTCCATACATCCTCATAGGCATAACCTTTGGCTGGTGTATATTCGTTATTTGTACTCTCCCCCCACGAAGTAATAGAATCTCCAATAAACGAAATCTTCTTTCCTGCGAGCTTGTTATTTACGCTGGGTGTTGGAGTCGGAGTTCCTGCTTTGACTTTATCCTCTACTTTTTTTAATGCTTCTTTGGTTGCTTTAGTATCCATTTCAGAAAAAGTCTTTTCAAAACTTTCTCTTAATCTTGCTTCTGTAATTTCTCCGTTGTTGTTATCAGGAAGAAGCGCCTTTATTTCTTCTAATCTGCTCATTGATTATTGTTTTTTTATATTCTAAATCCTTTACTAAATCCTTTTGAAAACGCCCCTGTATTCTTTGGTGGAATCGGAACATTTTCGTTTTCTTTTTGTTTCCAAACTTCTTCACTGTTTGTTGTCAATCCTGTGATTTGGTCTACATTCCCTGAAATAGTGATGTAATGTGTGGTTTCTGCATTCTGTCCTGCGTATTTCTGCCCTGATAAAACTCTGTTAGGTATTGTTTTGCTGACATTGACAACGCCTTTTAGGTTTTCCTCTACCCCATCAATATTTAAAACAATCCAATCAGGCGAAGTAAATGCCATATTCAAAGCATTTCCCTTTAAAACAAAGGTTTTCTTTATCGGATTAGGGTCTTTTATCTTCAAAGTGAAAGAGCCGATGATTTCGCCATTTCTTATCGTTTTGTTCAGCTCTACACTATCAGACAAATAGACATCATAAACCAAAACTTTCCCAAAATCTACAACCAGCCGAGCAAGACCTTCTTTGTCAAATTCAGACATAAGATTATCAAAATTAGCCTTTGTTTTCTGCCAATTTTCGCCCCTTATCCAGCCTTTTAACTCTATCTCTCGCTCATCATACTTCGCAGGAGAAAGGTCTATCTGTTTTCCGTGTTGCTCTGCCCAGTCGTAAGTTTTTCTTGCTTTGGGTTTAGGTTTATCCAAAAGCCCTTTGGAATCTGAAATATATACTCCAAAATCCTTGAAAAACTTTCCGTTTAGGCTGTAAATCACTTCACTCATTTTCTGTAAATCCTGATTTTTGCATTATCTAACTCTTCTACTTCCACTTGGGCATTGTCCAAGACATCAACAGTCAAAATAGCGTAATCCCTTGCGATGATTTTTGCCCTTGAATTATGCCTGATAATGATTTGAGCAACTTCAAAATTGTTGTATTCCAACTCAACATTGGAATCCCCAAAAACAGCCAACTGGTTTATATTTTCTAATCGCCCTGAAAAGTCAGTATAAAGCCCATACTGCATGATTTCATCTCTGTATTTTCTCAAATATCTGAGTTTAGGGAAATCGTATTCTTTCGCCCAGTCATCTCCTTTGAAATACATTTCGCAAAGATTTTTCAATGTAGGATTGGCTTTCATTTTCTCATACCACTCACTACATAACCCCAATGCTTTTGCGTGTTCTATAATTTCATTCATAGTTATTGGTTTTTATTAAATTCCACTTGCTCTAAGGCTTCCATCTCCTTTTACCTTGTTATTAAGTTCAGACAAATCTTTTCTCATCTGAAATAGATTAAATGTGTTCTGCTCTATCTTAACAAGGGAATCAACAGAGTTTTTCATCGCCTCTAAATTTTGCTTTTGATTCTTTAAAATCTCGCCTGTGTTTATCCTAATTGCATTAAACTGACCTGCTAAAACACTCGCTGTTTCTTCACTCATCCCCTTTATTGCGCCTTTCAAACTATCATCATTGCTGTCTACACCCTCAAAAATCTCTTTGTAACCCTCTAAAAAAGACTGCATTCCTGCTCCTGCGCTTTTAACCTCTGCTTTAAATCTTGCAATGTCTTCTTTGGAAAGCCCTTTAAACACTCCTGTGCCATCATCATTAAGTCCTGTGGCTTTAAATAGATTTTGTAAAGTTCCCTGCATTCTTTTCTGCAACATTAGGTTAAGCTGGTTCTTTACAAGATTTTTTATCATATCATTGGCTACTTTTTCCAATGATTGGGCTGCATTCTCTCCACGACCAAAAGCATCTACCAAAGCATCTCCGACCTTTGATGCTGCTCCTGCTAAATCGGTCTGTAAAACATCTTTTATCACTCCCTCTTTCAGGTCAGAAATCGTTCTGTTAATTGCACTTATCTGCCCCTGCCAGTCTGAAATTTTGCCCCAGTCGGTTTTCTTTTTACTTGCTTCTGCGTTAATCATGTTATTTAGACTTGCCCTTTGCTGTTCTAAATTTTTGATTAAATTCGTTTGGTCGGAATATTGCCTTGCATTGAATGCCTTGTTTGCTGCATGGGATAGTTCTTCATAGGCTATTTTTAGTCTATTCAGCGCCTGCTGTTCTCTTTGGATGGCTCTTTCTTTTTTCTTATCTCCACTTAAAGCCTTGAAAATAGAGCCTATCATTTTGATACCTGATGCCACAGCACCTACAACATTTCCACTAACAATATTTTTTGCCAAGTCTATCCCTGAATTAGCGATGTTGGTAATGTCTTCCATAGCATCTCTTGCAGCATCACTCATTCCCCCAAAAGCATCTGCCATGTCGTTAATCCCTTGAATAGCCTCATTAAATGCGGATTGAGTTTGATTTAAAACATTGGCTAATTTTTTCCTTTCCTCTGCTGTTCTTCTTTCTGCTTCGGTAAGTTCTTTTTGTTTTTTAATGATAGCATCAATGTTTCCACTATTCAGCGCCCTGTCAAACTCTTCTTTGGCTTTCTTTTGGTCTGCCAAAGCACTTTTATACTCTTTAAGAGAATTGATTAAAGCCTTAAATGGGTTTCTCGTGGTAGCCGTTTCCAGCCTTGCAATGCCATCTTTTAATCTGTCCAAATCATCAGGCGAAAGGTTTTCTTTGTTTTCCTCCTTAAACTTTCTAAAATGAGCCAAGATTCTGTTGAGTGTGTCTTGTGAGAAATACTCTAACTCTCCAAAAGCGATTTTCCATTCATCACTATTCATAAAATTGTCCATAGACAAACTTCCCAACTCCCTATTTTTAGCATCTTCTACCCTTTTCTGTTCTGCTTCGGTCTGCGCTTTAGCCATCAGGTCGGCGTATTTTTTGACAATCGCAAGTTCCTTTTCTTTGTAAGTTTGATGCTCTTCTAAAAACTGGCTGTAAGCCTCTTTATACGCTTTTTCCTGCTCATCTAACCTGTTTCGCAATTCTGCCTCATAGCCTTGACTTTTTTGCTCTGGCGTAAGATTTTCTATTTCCTCCTTTATTTTGTTTATCTTTTCAGAGAAAGTAGACATACTGCTTAGCTGTTCATCTAAACTTTCTTTCCAATTAGTAAAAGGGTCTTTTTCTCCTGTAAGGGAATCCAAAATCTCTTTTAGTTTCTGCCATTGGTTTATTTCATCATCAGATAATTTAACCCCTGACAACTGCTTTTTGTCCAAAGCATCAAACCTGCTTTTAATCTCATCAAAATAACTTTTCCCTTTTAGGTCAGAAAACTGATTTTTAGCCGTTTCTTTTCCGTATTTTGCTTCTATCTGATAGCGAACTTTCCATTGTCTTTCCAGTTCTGCGATTTCTTCATCGAAAGATTTTTTGATATACAGCTTTTTGACTTCTGCTATTCGTTTTTCCAGCGCTTCCCTTTTTGCAAGTAGCGTTGCTCGTGTTTTAGCATCAGAAATAAGTGTTTTGTTATTTAGCCTCTCGTTGATTTTAGACAACTCGCTCTCTAACGCACCAAGCGAACCTGCTAATGGAGCATCAGCCTTACTTCTTCCACCTGATTGTTTTTTAGGTTTTGAGGATTGCAAAGGATTATCATCCCATTTTTTAGCTAAAAGCCTGTATTTATCAATCTCTTTGTTTTTTTCCTTGATTTGGGCTATTTCAGTTAATTCAGCTTTTTCCTCTTGCAGCCTTTTTATCTCGGCTTCAACCTCGTTTTTATTTAAGTCTTTATCGGCTTTTTTATGTGAACCTTCCTCTCCTATCTGTAAAGCATTTTTAACACTGCCTGCCTGATTTTGAACATATTTAAGCCTTGATATAAGCCCTGCAAAGTCCAACCCATCTATTGCCGTCTGCATTTTTGCAAATTGCGAAGGGATTTCCCCAGCCTTTGCCTTTGCAGTGTCTAATTCAGGATGCGTTTTCTTGATTTTCTCTATAACATCATTTATCTTCTTTTCTTCATCTTTCCAATAGTTTAATTGCTCTTCTAATGGAGCGTTTTGAGACATAATAGCCTCTGCTCGTGACTTTTCAGCCCTTTCTATATCAGCAATCCCCTTTCTTAACTCCTCTATCCTGCTTGATATCCTCCCATCTGCATCATCTACATTTAAGTCTTTTAACTTCAAAAGGCTATCCATCTCTTTCTTCATATCTTCCAGAGTAGCCTCTATTTTTTTGCCCTGATTCTTTTCTAATTCCTCGTTGAGCTTTTTATGAATCTCTGTAAGGTTCATTGCCATAATCTGCTCCTGCGACATATTTTTGAAAGTTTCAGGAGCAATCTCTAAAAGCTTCTTATAAGCCTCTTGCTTTTCGTAGATAGTAGCAGTTTCGCTCTTAATAGTCCCAATTAAATTTTGAGCCTCATTCTTATAATCATCAGTTTCTTTGTTAATCTTCTGAAGTTTCTCCGCTCCGCTTTCTAATGCAGTGTCCAGACTATACAGCACCGCTATAAGTCCCACTGTTCCAGCGATAGCAAGAGCGTAAGGGTTCGCCATCATAACAGCATTTAGTTGGCTTTGTAGAGCTATTTGTTTTATTGTCGCTCCTATCTGCAGGTGTCTCGTTGCTACATCATAAACCCCTTGGATATTAGCAATTTTCATTACCGCAACTTGAGTAATTACCGCTGCTCTATATGCTCCATAAGTCCCAACTAATCCTGCTAATACTACGCCTACTTTTTCATAGTTTTCTACAAGGAAAGTTATACCCTGTATCCCACTGGATAAAAAGCCCTCTGCCTTTTCGCCTATCTTGTTATACATCTGCTCAATAGCATCCTCCAAGTTGGCGATTTGTCCAGATAATGAAGCCGACTGCTGTTCCATCAAATTAAAGAACAATCCACCCTCATTAGTTAGGTTATTGATAACACTTTGAACCTCTGGAAAACCTACCTTTCCTGCTGAAATAAGGTCTTTTACTTCGTTTTCAGCAACACCCATTACCTTTGCTAATTCAGCAGTCATAGGAATACCAGCGTTCATGAATTGGTATAAGTCATTGGTCATCAATTTGCCCTGTGCCTTTACCTGTCCATAAACATGAATTAACTGCCCCATAGGAACGCCAAGTCCTGCCGCCACATCTCCCATTCTACGAAGTGTATCTACCACCTGCTCGGCTGGAACTTGAAACGCTAAAAGCCTCTTTGCTCCATCGGTAACATCTGTTAATCCAAATGGTGTTTTCGCTGCCAAATTCACCATTTCCCCCATAAGAGCCTGTGCTTTCTCTTCGCTTTTCAGCATCGTGCCAAAGGCTATTTCAGTTTTCTGAAACTCTCCCCTTACACCGATGAGTTGTTGAGTGAAGCCCTGTAAAGCCTGAACAGAAAAATAAGCCCCAATACCTATTGATAGATTCTTAAAAGCGCTGTCCATCTGCTGGGTTTCCCTCTGTGTCTGCTGGGTAAGACCTAAAATATCTTGGCGCATCTCTGTAATGCTTCTACGCCATTCGTTCATGTCTATTCCAGCACCGAAATATAAAGCCCCTTGATTTGTGTTCATTGATTATTAGTTTTTATACATATTGAATAACTCTTCCAGTTCTTCCGCTGTCTGTTCTTCGTAGTTTATTACTTCTGTTCCCTCTTTTTTCTCCGAGTCATAAGATGGAGTATCTATCAGCATTCTTTGAACAATACGCCAGTCTATTTCCCAAAGCAGATAATCTAATGTCCAGCCGTAATGATGGCATATTTGCCCCATAATGCCGTAGATAGATTTTATTTCTTCTCTATCGGATTTGCTTTGGTCGGTCGGTTTCCGTTCATCAATGCGATAGAGGTTATAAAATTTGCATAATTAGCAGTCTTTAAAAGGTTTTGAGCAAACTCTAAAAGTTCGTTAGGTGTATAGTTTTTCAGGAAATACCATTCTAAAAACTTTCTGACAAGAAAATTATCTGCAAAGCACACCGCCATTGCCTTTGCTACATTCTTTGTGTTCTTGCTAACTGCCTGATACTGCATAGCGATTTGCTCCTGAAAACTCCCTGATGTCAAGAGTTCTTCATCCATTTCCATTTTGATGAATATATTTGATAATTTCAGCATCCGCCCTAAACTCATCTTTTTACATTTAAAAGTTTTCTTGATTCCTAAAACACAAACCTCTATTTCAAAACCCTTATCTAAAAGCAGGTTGATTTCTTCTTGTTCTAACTTTTTATCGTTCATATCTACATTAAAAAAAGCCTGCCTGAAAAACTCGCAGACAGGCTTTAAAGAAAGATTAAAAAAACAATTAGCTTAGCGTAAATCTTGGCTCTCCCTCT